TTATGGCTAGTGATGTAATGAGTTTATTTGGTATGGATCCTAATGTGATCCAACAGAATCGTGTACAGAGTGGTGTTGATACTGCTGCTCGTATGAATCCAGAGTTTGCTATTGGTGCTGCTGGTGGACAGATGATGGGGTCTGGTCTTAGTTCTCTATTTGGAAGGGAGTCGCCTGAGATGGCACAGGCTTCTAGTGTACAGAGGGCTATGCAGGGGGTTGATCTAACCACTGTTGCTGGTCTACGTGCTGCTGCTCAACAACTAATGATGAATGGTAACTACCCACAGGCTATGGCACTGCATCAAAAAGCAGCAACAATGGAAGCTGACGCTAATGAGTTAGAAATATCTGCACAAGACAGGGCGTTAGGTAAGACATCTAATATAATTGTTACACCAGCTTCATATGATGAAATGCAAGGTCGTACAATACCTGCTGTTAGTCATACAATTACTAAGTATCCTGATGGAAGAGTTTTAGATGCTACTCAAGGTAAACAGTTTGCCACTGAAGCATTATGGGCAGAGTCTCTTAAGAGTTCAGGAACTACTGAAGTTGTAAAAGAAGATACATTCAAAACACCTGAGCAACTTTTAGAAACAGTAGCACAAGAAAGAAAAGAAAAAGAAGAAAAATTTAATTCACTTCCTATGGATGAACAAGTTCTTAGAAATAATTTAGCAACTTTTATAGACGCTAGAGATAGGAATGTAAATATGAATGTACCCCCTAATCCGTTTGTTGTAAAACGAATTGGAGAAATTGAAGCAGAGTTGGCTGCTATGCAGCAAGGACAATAAAATGGCTGTGATCCTCCGTCATGAAACTTATGGTGATATACCTTTTCCCGAAGGAACTACTGATCAAGAGTTGACTCAATACTTAGTAAAGCTAGAGGCCGCAGGGGGTGAGCAGTATGGCGTAGGGGAAACTATAGTTGATCAGATGGGTAGATCCTTTACTTCTTCTCTTAGGACACTAGGAGATTTGACAGGGATTAGAGATGATCAAGATAGATTAGAGGACAGAGAAAGAGAGTTTCAATCAAGAGTACAGTTTGAACAAAACCCTGCATCTTCTGTTGTTGGCATGTTGGCTGGAGGAATCTTAGATCCTGTTACTATACCAGCCCTTGCTTTAGCCCCTATCAAGGTTGCTTCTACAGTAGGTACTTTTGCATTACGAGGTGCTGCTCAAGGTGCTGCTGGTGGTGCGCTTGAACCTGTATATGAATCCTATGGAGACTCTACTGTAGCTAACATCTTTGCAGGTACTGTGCTTGGTGGTGGTCTAGGTGCTGGTATAGGAAAGTTATTAACTCTAGGTAAAACCCCTGATGTAAAAGCTAATGAAGTAGAGGCAGTGTCTGATGATAAGTCTGTACTAGAAGTAGCTGATGCTATTGATATAGCCCCTGTACGTACTGTAGGACAGGCACAGGAAAAGATATTAAAAGATTTAGAGATAGAAGCTACAGGCGCACCATCAAAGAGACAGATTAATTTTATTGATGCAAAGCTTAATCAAGCTAAACAGAATCTAGCTAGTATTGATAATACTTTAAATAAATTAAAAGGTTCTACTGCTCCTGTAGGTAAGAAAGTTGCTGCTAAGTCTGCTACTAAAGTTCTTGAAAATAGGAAGGTAGAAGCGCAGCAGTCTATACAACAGTTAGAGGTACAGAAAGCAGAGGGAGATGTTCTACGTAAGGCTGCTGTTAATTTAAATAAGGCACGTAACGGAAAGTTCAGTGAAATAGAAGGGTACAGTGATAGAGTTAATCAAGCTAGTATTCCTCTTGCTCGTAGTCCTGTAGCTGCTGCTGTTAGAGGACAATCTCCACAGCCTGTACAACCAGCCCCGATAGGATCACAACAACCTTCTTCTGAAGGAAACGCTGCTTTGTTTAGGCGGTTAGGATTAGGAAGGTCAGCACCGCGTGATCCATATGCTGGTACTTCTAGTGCTGGTGCGGCAACAGAGACAATGGCAGTCCCAAGATTCCAAGAGGAGGTAAGTGGAGTAGGTTCTGGTCAGGTTCAAAGTGATGATAAGGTAGCACAGCAGTTCATGCCAAGAAGTCAAGAATCAGCTACTCGTAGATTGGTAGATGGTAAGGTGTCAGGGGAAAACAGAGAAACAATAAACCCAATTAAAATGTCTCAGAGAGCCAAGGACGCAATAGAAGCAGTACAGAATAAACGAGCTAAGGGTCAAACTCCAACTCCTAATCAGTTGGCTGAATACAATAAAGCACAAGAAGAGATGTTTATCCTTGACGAGTACACTGATACAGTAGCTAAGATTGCTCGTACTAGAGGACTTGATACTTATGCTAATCGGTTTGGTTCTACTGGAAGATATAACTTTGATAACATAACTAAAGGCGGTGCTAAATTTCTTAGAGATAATAATATTGAAGACTTAGATGGCATGGTTCGTTACATTGTAGATAATCCTAATAAAATATTTAGTTCTGAAGAAACAAATGGACTGACAGAACTACTGCAAGAAGTAGATGATAAATTATTAAACACTCAACTACTTATTAAACATGCAGACAGAATGACTGATGCTGAGGTAGCAGTTCTTCATAATGATATTGATGTGTACTATGGAATACAATCATGGTTCAAAGGTCAAGGTTCAAAGGTAGCGGGTGTTATGAATGCTAGAAAATTAATGTATAAAAATATAGCTGATAATCGTGAGATCAAGCAGTTGTTTGCAGGAGTAGATTGTTAATGGCTAAGTTATCTCCTAAGTGTAGAGTAGCTGTAGATGCTGGTTCTATTAACGCGGCAGTAATAAGTAACCTAACTCAAGATCAACAACGAAGGTGGTTGAATAATCATTTAACTCGTAAGGATAAAAAAGTAAGTTCTTTTGCTGTAGCTTTAGATGTCCTAGTAAACGCTATGCTGTCAGGGCTAGGTACTCCAGTAGTTAACATTATTTCTATTGGTGTTCAGCAGATGCTGAAGAACTCTAATGAAACTATTGGTTTCTTGCTTGATGGTATAGGTGCTACTAAAGGTGGTCGTGAGTGGAACCAAGTCAAAGCTATGTGGCAAGGTTCTCTTGAAGGGTTTGCTCAGGATTCATTGTATTTTCGTGAAGGGTTTAGTAAAGGTTATTCTTTAGATCAAGAAACAACTAAGAGAATGCTTAACATAAATGCAGACGATTGGAATGACTACGTTAAGAACACACTCAAGATAGACAGACCTCAAGACCTTGATGATAGGGAAGTAAGAGATTTACTTAACGACATGCAGGACTACATGCACAACTCCATAGGCCGTACTCGCGTGGGTGGTACTATGATTGAAGGTGCTGTTAGATTCCCAACTAAACTTATCGTGGGTATAGATGAGTATGGTAAGGCACGTTATCGTAGACAGTCTTTGTTTCAGTTAGCAGCTAAGTATGCTACTCAAGATAGCAAAGCTGGTAAAGGAGATTACGAAGAATTATACAGGGATTATAAATTACAGTTGTTTGGTGAAGATGCACCCTCTACTAAATGGGATGTAAGGGCCAAGACTTTTGTAGCTGCTCGTAATAAAGAACGTGCTTTGCAGGGAAGGGAACAAATTAGTGAATCAGATACAGTAAAAGAAGCTAACTTACTGGTTAACTTGGTTCGTGATGATGCTTTGTTCAATGCCTTTCAACAGAAGCTAGAAGGTATACCTAAGAAAGCACAAGAGTTACGTCATGAATATCCAGCCTTTGCTTTGTTCGCACCCTTTATTAAAACTCCTTGGAATATAATTAAGGAGGGGTATAACTACATACCTATTGTACCTGCTTTACAGTTAAAGAAGTTAGGACGAGAAGGTATAGGTGAAACATTCTTCGACTTTAGAACTAAGATCGTTCCTCTTCATGGCCCATCAAGGCGAATGACTTATGCAGAGTTACTGCCTAGACAAGTAATAGGAGCTTCTATATTTGCTGCTGTAGGTGCAATGTATCAGGATGATAACTTAACAGGTAGTCTACCTAGAACTCCTGCTGCTAGACAGCGTTGGAAGGATGCTGGTATTAAACCATACTCAATAAAGGTAGGTGATACATGGGTAGAGTACAATCGTATTGAGCCACTAGCAACTCCTCTTGCAATGGCTGCTGATCTGTTTGATATAACCAAAGATTATCTGGATGATGATGACATTAACACAGATGAAGGAAAACAATTACAGTTGGATCTTTTGTTTACACTTAAGTCTAACTTAACATCAAAGACATTCCTTGAAGGGTTTCATTCCTTAGTAGATATAATGTACAACCCCAACACAGACTCAGCCTCAGAATTTTTAACTACAGTCTTACGTCCTATGACACCAGCTATACTTGCTAACGTAGCAAAGGGTATGGATCAATATGAAAGACAGACTGAGGGAGTGTTTGAAAAACTACAAGCACGTATACCTGTGTTTAGGAATCAACTACCTAAGAAGTATGGTGTGTATGGGGATGCTCTTGAAACTGATTTGACTAAGGCTATAATTAATATAGGCTATACATCAACTGATACTTTGACTCCACTACAAAACCATCTTATGGATATTGAATGGGACAAGGGAGGAATACAGAATAAATTTGAAGGAGTGAAATTAGAGAGTGATGATCTTTCAGAATTAAGACAGATGAATGCTGAAGCATTAACTCCTATTTTAGAATCTACTATATCTCTACCACAGTATCAAGCATTGAATGATTTTCAAAAGAGAAAGATATTAAACAAGAGGACACGTAAGAGTAAGGCTCAAGTTGCTCAACAGTTTGCTTATAAGTTAAAGCAGAAGAATCCTGAGTTTGCTCGTAAGTGGTTGTCTGCTTGGTATCGTAAGCAAGGACTAGAAGATCAGATGCCTGATAGTCTAAGGGACTAGGTGTAATGAAGGGGGCTTGATTGCCCCCTAGAGTTTCCATGGAAACTATTCTTTTTTAAGGTTCTTACGTTTAGGTTTTTCTTTAATAGGAGGAAGTCCCTTAACACTTCTCATGATAGTAGCTAGTGCAGATTCAGTTACCTGTACTGTTCTACCACTAGTTAGTGATATGTTCCTAGCTTCCTCATCAATAAATACTACTTGGTTAATATTTAACCAATGTTGATTTAACTTTAGCCACATTTTCCCTCCAACTCAAACTCTATTAACATATCAATACAGTGCTTGGCTTTAGCCAGATCCTGCAATGGTGTACCCTTATCCAGATAACGAGTGACATACTTAATGGTTGTATGCTGTAGTGCGTTCAACTCGTTAGCCATAGAATACTGCATAGGCTGTATAGCTAGTCGAGTGTAATGACTACCACCCACTTGAGTCTCACTGGCTAACTTCTCAAAGT